CGTTCAAAAGCTTCATTAAGGTTTCTACCTAAAGCACGAGAAGCTTTAAGAGAGACCACAGTTAACCTTTCGATTTGATCTGTATTAAATCCAGAAGCTAAGGCCATGTTAGCTTTTTCTGCAGCTTCTACCATGCTTAGCTGTCCTTCAGTAATACCTTGAAGAGACTTAATAATTTTGTTACCGCTCTCACCAATTTGAGCAGCTAAAGTTTGAGTACCTTGAATAATAGTTTCAGCTTGTGCTGCACGATTTAAGGCAGAAAAAGCCTGTTGTAAAGCAAAAATGGTGGCCGCGGCACCTGCATAGGCACCAACGAGACCACCAAGTCCTTGGGCTTGAGAGCTAAACTGTCTTCCAGTAGAGGCTGAAGCTTGTCCTAATCTTGTTGTTGTACGAGTAAGCTTTGTAGAGCCTTGTTCTGCGTTTCCAGCGTCAGCTCCTAGTTTTCTTAGAGCTGCGCCTACCGCTGATACATCAGAAGCTGCACGTTTTGCTCCTGTAGCTTTTACGTTAACACCAACATTAGTAGTAACATTTCTTGCCAATCATCTTCTACCTTTTGATTTTTTACCAGCATTTTGTTTTTGCTGACGTCTATGGTGATCTGCTGTAGCGGTAATTAATACCATTAAAAGCTCCATAAACTGTTGTCTATTCTCAACTTCGTATATATCTAAAAGTGTGCCTAACCCAGAGAAATCTTTTCCTAGCCAAGTACCTCCCATACCTTCAATATTGTCTGGAAGAAGATTAAAAACTTTGAGTGCTAATTGACAATCATAGTCTAAATCATTATACTCTAGTGGAATTTCTTCTGGGATAGGCTCTGTACCCATCATTTCACACATCAAGAAGTACTGATCTTTGGTTACACCACCGCTTTGCAGTGCTTCTGATATGTATCTATTTAGTTTTTTACCTGAGCGTCCGACTTTTCACGTTCAAAAAGTTCAAAGTCATTCATACAATCAGTGATAAACTGATCGAAAATTGGAGAGCCTTGTAAGAGTGCAAGAGCATCTTCTTCAGTGTATGGAACTTCTTGATCCATATTAGCACCGGCAGTCTCGATTGGCATGATACGTGCTAGTTCACGAATAGTCAAACCTCTCCAACCCTTAATTGTTTCTCTTGCGTACTCTTCTAAGAATCTATCATTATCGATTTCTTCTTCACGTTGACGAGAACGCTTATTAAACTTTACTACTAAAGCCCGGTTACGAATTTTAACCAGTTTATCTCTAGATAGATAAGATAAGCTTACATAAAAGTTATCACTATCTGGAAATTCAACTTCAATGATCTTATCATTGATCATTAAGTTTTTAATCATACTCATAGAATTTTCCCCTCTATTTTATTAAAAAGAGGCAGCTATTCGATCTAACTTACAACAATTGAGGGGGTATTTGTTGCTTGTTAAGAATAGCTGCCTCCCAGTGAAGACCAAATTCATGAACCCCCTCATCATGAATTTAATTTATATTAGTTGGTTGAGCCAACAAAGAATGTGAATTCGTCGCCGCAAGTTGGATCTGTTTCTTGAGCTAAGAAGTCAACTGTGATTCCGATCACATCATCAATAGAGTGTGATGGGAAGTCAAACTGTACAGAAGGCATGTTGATTGCTAAGAACGGAGCAGTTGTACCGCCGATCTGTAGGTTAGCACTTGCACCTGTAGTTTGGGTAGAAGTATTGTTAACAATATCACGTAGGAATTCTGCAGATTGGTTTCCTCCTGCACGTAGATATGCAGTGAAGTTACCTGTTACAGAACGAGAACCTGTGAACTGTCCAATAGGTGTGTTTAGAGACGCTAGTTCTTCTGGTGTTAGGTATGTAGCGTTGTTGTTATAGCTCCAGTTTAGTCCAGTTACAGGGAATGTATAAGACTTAGCTGCGCCAGATGCTGCAGATACAACAGAAATAGAACTTAGACGGTTCTTAATGAAGTCAGCAGTGGCCGAAGAGCCACCAACGTTAGCAGTACCAAATGGGTGATAGTGTTGTGCTGCTGCGCCACCCACATCAATAGTAGAGTTAGCAGGAGTTACAGTACCATTATTTAATGTACCACCGAATACAGAAATAGCTTCATTACGTGCTGCACCTGTTAGCTCGAATAAGTTAGTACCAAATCCACTCCAACTTGTAGTAGCAATAGAATCAATTGCAGCGTCAATAGATGCTTCATTAACTGCAGCTTGGCCAACTTGATAAATAACGTTATCAACTTTAAAGTAGAGTGAATACTCTTCCATTTGTGGGAAGTTAGAACTGTGTGCAGAAACGTTAGCGTTAGAAGCCGCAACAATGTCTGCATTATCTGCAAATCCACGATGCTTAAGATGGAAGATACCATCATTTTCCCATACACTGTTTTCTACGCCAGAAACAGCAGGACGAGTATTAGAAAGCATAGCTTGCCATAAGAACCAGTCTGCAACAGGCTTAGAGTTACCAGTTATAGAGTCACTACCATCAGTCTTACTCATACCGGTAGGACGAACATAAGTACTTAAGCTCCACTCAACAGGATTAACAGCAGTGTTAAAACGCTGAGTAGAACGGTCTGGAGTATTTCCAGACTCTAAAGTTGTGATATCTTGGTTAGTAGCACTCTGATTGAATGCATATCCAGCAAGAACCTCAAGTCTCCAAGTATTTTGAGGGTTCATGCTAGAAGAAACACCTCCACCATTTAGGTTAATAGTGGACATGAAAACTTCAGTATTTCTCTGAAGGTTAATCTGTGTATTAGGACCGCAATTAGCCATTTATTATCTCCTTATAAGGTGACTTCGTAACTTGCTTGAACTTGTAATTCTACAATTCCATAGGGGGTTAGAAGTCCTTCGTCAGTGTTTATAGATGTTATAGTTAAATCTAATATCTCTAAATTACTGTAAGTTCTCGGTAAATTATATACAACATGCTCAATATCTTGTGTAAGCTCATGTATATGCTCATTTACTAACTCAGACTCTTCATCATAAATATACACTCGTAACATTATGGGTAAGTATGATTGAGTAGTTCCTACAGTATTATAACTTCTTACTTCAGGACCAGCTGTTACATACACCGAAGGAAAATCGTTTATTTCCTCAATAGTTCTATAACCTCTGAATACGTTTTGATGTATATCTGTATTAAAAGTATAATTACCTAAAGATGATTGTGTTCCATCTATAAGTTTTAAGTTATCTACCAGAAATTTAATTATATCTCTTCTTTGAGACATCTTTTTTTCACCTAACTTGATAAGAGTATAACACAGGAAAATAATTACGGCAATTATAAATTTTTAAACTTAATCACGTACTAAGTTAAACTGACGAGAATATAATTTTTGTGTTATGCTTCTTATACTGCCTTCTATTAATTCTGTTACCTCATAATCATATTTCTCTAAAGAATAATAAAGGGGTAAAGAGTAATAGTTAATTACATTAGTTCTATAGTTTACTTGAGCAACAGTTAAATTTTCTACAAATCTACCAGAACGATAAGTTAAAGCAGGTGGTCTAGCTTTTCCCCCTTTATTCATTCTAGAAAATACTTCTAATCTCAAAAGGGAAGTTAATTGGGGGGCAGAAGCAAATCTTCCTTTTTTAACTTTACTAGCTATAGAGTAATTAGTAGCTAAAATTCGAGGAACTTTAGTATTTAGAGAGTTTAATAAATTAGTAGCATCTATTCCAAAATTTAAAGGTATAGAACCGCCTGTAGGTATTCCAACATTAAATTGATTAAATGAAAGAGAGTTAACTAAGTCTTCTAAATTCTGAGTTGTTTGTAAAATTTGTTGTAATCCTGTTTTACCTGTTAATGCAAAGGATAATGCATCTTCAGCTCTAGAGGATACAACTCCTACTGCATTTGCTAGTAATTTATCTCTAGTAGAGGCTATAAGTTTTCTTTCAAAAGCACTACTTAAATAGAATTTATAGGTATTACCGCTTTTTTTCTTTACTATGTCTGAAGTACTAAATTTAAGATTGATAAAAGTTTGAAAAAATCTTAAGGTACGACCATCAGGAGAAGTTGCATTTATTTGTACTGTTAGATTTTTAATCTTATCTGTTATTAAACTACCGAAAGGGCCTTCTAAAAACTTTTTAAATTTAGCAGGATTAGACATTATATTGTTATAAGCAGCTTGAATATCTTTTTCAGATACAATACTGTATATCTCTTTTTCTAAGTTTTTTATATCTTCAAACGAATAAGTTCCGTCTACATTTAATTTTAAACTATCGAATAACTTATTTATATCTGTAGAACTAGTACCCGTCATACCTAACTCAACTAATTGATTTATTAAAATTTTTTGTCTTGCTACATAGTCTGGATCTGCTTTTTTAATAGAAGGAGTGGCTTGGGTAATCTTAAGAGTGCCTCTTTCACTTCCTCTAAAACCGCCTAAAAATCCTGCAGTAGCTTTTGCTTCTATATTAATAGTATCTACTCCCATAGATTCTTTTAACATAGCATTTAAGCTTTGAATTGTAGGACTGTTTTTACCTTCAATTCTAGATAGGACATTAGATACATTAGTAATAGGAACATCTAAAATGTCTGCTTTACCACTAGCAGTAGTAGCTTCCCTAGTACTTTTGAAAAGACCTTTAGTTATTTCCTCACCAATTTTACCTAATGCAAAAGGTCGCTGTTGTTTAGTAGTCCCAGCTTGTTTAAGGGCTCTATCAAATGTTTTATCATCAATAAATACTAATGCTGAAATCATAAAATAAGCCTATAAAGATTTAACACTCTACGAACTTGTGGGGGAAAACCATCCATAGCTAAGTCATGAGAAGTAGAATCATCTCCTTGCAGTCTAACAGTTTTAGCCCCTTCTCTACCTTTGTATAGTACTTTTATCATTTCTAAAGCTGCTAATTTTAAATCAGAAGGAACAGTGGAATAACCACCAGAGTAAACTACCTTAACGCCGTTAGTATAGTTTAAAGATTTTCTAGGATTAAAAAATCCTAATTTTGGAGTTCCACTACCAAGACCTGTATCAAAAGTTACTTCTCCTGTATCACTATACCAAATATAATCATTAACTTTTCTAGAATAATCTTCTATATTTGTTTTATTTTGCCCTTCATTAAAATGTAGAAGAAGCTTAGTATCTTCATCTGAAGAAAGAGACTCAGTATAGCTAGTAAATGTTGTGCTATACCTATCTATCCAGGATACTCTTAGTTCATCTATATACCCATTAAAATACTTTTTAGGAGATTGATCAATAGCACCTATATGTAAAGCACTAGTCAAATCAGGTAAACTATTAGAAGTAGTAAGAGTAGCACCTGTTTGAGTTCCATTTTTAAATAGCTTTATATCAGTATCACTCTTTACCAAGGCAATATGGGTAAATGTGTTTGCGCTCAAAGTAGTTCCTACCAAATAATTAGTCTCTATTCCTGCTTCAACACTTTTAAAAAATACCCCATCAGAGTTGCTATATCCTAATTCCCAGTAATTAGAAGAATCATCACTTCTAGAGATTAAAGAAGCATCTTGTAAATCTTTAGATCTAACAAAAAGCTCTAGTGTAAAAGGTTCCCCTGTAAAATTAAAGTCATCAGAACTAGAAACTGTTAAGTAAGAACCATTACCATCAAGGATTAAACTTGAACTACCAAGCTTTTTAATTCTTGTAGTAGTTTTAGCGTCGCCAAATACGTTAATTGCATGAGAGACACCTTCTACCTCTAGTTGCTGCCCTTGAGATCCTGGACCTCCAAGCTGAATATAAGTTTTACCATTATAATAAGATACTTCTGCCACAGAATTAATAGGAGGATTTTTAACAAACACAGAAGCTACGCCGCCATTATAATATTCTGTAAAAGTATTTGCACTCAGAACTCTGCCACAGTAGGACTCTATTAAGCTAGACACATAGGAATTAATAGATGATAATCTATCATCCTCAGAGTCATTGTCTAATTTGATTTTTAAAAACTCTTTTATTTCAAGTAATGTAACTAGCATTTAAGCCTCCTAAGTAAGAAAGGGGATGGGGCTGGGAGCCCACATCCCCTAACTAATTTTATATCAAAGCGTTAATTAGGCGCCGCTTTGTCCGCTTAGGATGTTAACTGCATAAGCGTAAGTAGAGCTTAGAGCTGCACTAGACTCAGTAGTTAGAGCCTTCATGTCGAAACGAGTTGACATGTACATTGCAGTAACTTGACGCTCTGGTAGGTATTCGCTTTCTACTTCCATAGAACGACGCTCACCGATTAGGAATCCTGGCTTATAGATCATAGAAGCAAGAACACGGTTGTTAGCAGTGCTAGAAACTGTATCCATGAATTCAGAGATATATAGTGGGATACCATAGATGGCTCCGATAGAACCTGTTAAGTAAGTTGCTTGCGCACCGAACTTATCAACAGTTTGGAAATCGGACTCAGTCACAAATGAGTTGTAACCTTCTACAGATGTTAGAAGTACTAGGTTTTCTCCTAGAGATAGACCGTACTTACCCATTGCTGCACGAGCGCTGGCAACAGTAGCTGCGTTTGCTTTAGCAATGTTTGCGTCAGTGCCAGTTAACCCAACACCACGCCATACGTTTAGAGCTGCAACAGCGCCTGCATGGTTAACAACACCTTTGATAGGTGATGCAACACCACCGATACCAGATGTAGAACCAGATGATAGGGACTCAGTAGCATCGAAGCCAGTTAGAGCACCAGTACCACGTAGAAGTACTTTATCAGTGAAACGTGCTAGACGGCGAGTTGCTGCAGAACGTAGGAAGTCTACTAGTGGAAGAATAGTATCTTCTTCTTCGTCCTTAGCAATGTGAGTCTTAACCATGAACTTGTGTGGAGTTAGTTCAACAGACTTTAGAACGTGCTGATTAGAAGTTGGCACGTAGTTGTTTGTATCGGTTGTATAAGTACCACTCTGGAACTGAGCAATTGCATCATCAGTATCCTCACTTGCAACTGGAACTGAGAATGCTTTTGCATTTACAGCGATACGATTGAATAGAGGTGCAACAACTAATTGCTGTCTCATTTCTTCGTATACGTTAGTGCTGAATGCGTTTTCAAACGCTTCAACGCTACCACCAGCTACGACATCTTTCATACGATAACCGTACTTAGTGTCGATTGGAGCTTTGCGTAGGGCTTTAGCAAGGAAATAAGCATTAGACAAGTCCTTTTGAGAGAACTGAGATTGTCTACGAGTATTCTCCTGATAGTGCATTTTGCTTGTTGTAAATGCATCAATTTGCTCACGATAAGCTTTCATTTGCCCTCTTAATTCGGCTAGCTCTTCTGCTAGACGAGAATTTTCATGGTCTTCATTACCAGCCTTGATTTTTTCTTCAGACTGCTCCATGATTTTATGACCAGTCTTTTCGACTAGTTCTGCTACTCTTGGCTCAGAAACGTGAGTAGAAACTTTTTTCTCCTCAACTGCTGGAGCTGTAGCACCTGTGTTAACAGTGATGGTATCACCAATGTCCTGTTCTGCCATCTCTTTATTCTCCTTATTTTCGGTCATATAACCGTTTATTTTTAATGCAAAATTTCTATCTTCTTCTTCTGGAAGGTCGATAAGTGCGTTAATAGTTTTAACAAATCTTTGTGCAAGAGAGTAATGAGTATCACTCCAAGAATCTGAATTCATGCTCTTTAAGTTCATTAGGCTATTCAGAGTTTGCTGTTGCGCGCCTTGAGTAGTCTTATTCTTTAAAGTAAATAAATCTAATTCAGAAGCTTTTACAAGATTATTAAAAGTTTCTTTTATTTCTTTTCTATCTTTATCAGTTAAAGATTTAGTTTCATCATGCTCGATTAAAGAAATATCAAATTTAGTATTCAAGTCCCAAGAATTAATTACTGATAAAGTTTCAGCTTTAATCTTGATAACATTATCGCTCGAAACCCCATTAATGTCAACCTCTTTAAATATGAAATATGGGGATTCGGCTGTCGCAATTTTTTTAATTTTATAACGATTGCCCTTAAGACGTACAAAAGTGCCATTCTGAAGCTCTGATGTCTCTGCACTTAACATATTATAGAAAGGAATAGGCTTAGTTGGATCATCGTCAATTTCTAAATCCTCTTCTACTTCTTTCTCTGTTGTTACAGACTTTACATCTATAGTAATGGTTTCAGCATCGCTTAAATCGATAACATTAGACTCGATAGTAGTCTCTGTATTATCTAATTGAGTATCTTCTATTGAAAGTTCAATAATATCTTCTTTAGTAGCGTCTTCTGCAATGAATTGTTTTTTGAATTCTTCATAGCTTTCATCGTTTTCAAAGCTTTTTTTGATGCTGAATAGAGATTCTTGATTAGCAGGAACACTTACTACGCTAATTTCTAAAAGTTCTAGATCTTTAATATAGAAAGTGTCTGAATTTCTATCATAGTCTGCATCTTTTACTCTGAACCCTACACTAAAACTTTTTAGTGCTCCGTCTTTAATTAGTGTTTGAACACCATGAAGTTTTTCTGCTGCATCAGATACAGAGCCTTCAACAAAGATTCCTTTTTTATCTACTCTAATAGC